CATGACGATATAATCAGGTTCGCCATTCTCCATTCGCTCATTCGCCTGACCGTGAAGTTCATGGATTTCTGAGCGCAGAAGGACTGTACCATAGAACCTAACGTATGCGTGACTCAACTTGTTGTGGAAGTAGACATGATCAGACGACAGCTTAACTATCGGCCCATCCACAAACGGAATCCATTGAGTACCGACAATCTGCTCAGTCATATTGTCGGTGTTGATTGTCCTAATGAGCAGTGGTTTCCTGATATGTAGCATAACTTCCGTAACATCAACCAGTTCACCGAACAACGTTTCGCCGGTACGGAGTTTGAAAACATAGTATGGAGATTCTTCAAGCGGGGATAGATCAGTCATATTCATCATTCGATCTCCAATGTGATAATCTTATATGGGAACTCTTCGTTGACGTAAATGTTTAGTCGTTCAATGAAGTGTTTGTACGTATAGTTCTTGTTCTTCTTACTGTTAGATAGATCATCAGCAATATCATACAACTTAAACGTATCCTTGTCGTGTGCCTTTCTAAGGCCTCGACCGATAGATTGCAGAACTCGAATGACCGATTTTGTCGGTGAAGCTGCAATGATATTATTTAACCGCTTAATATTGGTTCCGGTGCTCATTGTGCCATATGATGCAACAATAATTGCGTTATTACTGGCTTCCGTGATGTGCCTAACCTCTTCACGATCCTCTGCATCTACACCACCGTGCACGAAAAAGACCTGACGGTCACCAGCTCTTTCCTTAATCATGTCGTATAGGACTTGACCATGACGCTCAACGTACGCATAAAGGATCAACGTGTTTCCTTCTATAGATAGAGCAAGGTTGCGAATGAACTTGTTTCTGCGTTCGTGTGCAACCAAGAAGTCGATCTCTTTCTGGTAGTCTACTCCTTTCAGTAAGGACTTGGTCTCCTTGCTATAGTTCAGTAGAATAGCATCAATGCTGATCTCTGATAGGTGACCATCATCAATCAAGTCACGAGTTTTTGCTACACGCGTGATAGACCCTAGGATAGCTTGGATCATCATGTGGTGAGTCTTGGCGTTATCTAGTGACCCAGTCAGACCATAACGATACTTCGTATTCGTCATCTTTTCTAGGATCTTAGTCAACTCAGTTGACTTGGCTAGGTGAGTTTCGTCAATAAACACGGCGTCAAACTTTTGGAACCATTGAGCAGGTTGCTTCATCAATGATTGCCAGGTACTCACGAAGTATCGCTTATCTGAATTCTTCTCGTACCCACCCATGATCTTGTGGCAGGCCTCATCCGAATCTAAACCATATGACTTGAAGTCACCCACCATCTGATGAACCAATGCAGTCGTGGGGACTACAATCAGCACACGTTCAGCTAACTCATTCTGCATCAAGTACTCAGAGATGGCATATATGATAAAGGATTTACCACTAGCTGTCGGCGATAGTAGAACCTTCCGTTGGTATCTAACTGCGGTGTATATTGCCTCTAATTGATAGACGCGTCTATCAAGACCTTCCGGCAATCCGAGACCATCGACGAACTGGTGTACTTGTTCTGGTGTGACATTAGTTAGTTCACCAGGTAAACCATACATGGGTGACTCGTGTATCTCTATCGTGTATTCTCTAGCTCTGCAGAACTCCTTGAGTTCCTCGAAGAGACCACAATATAAGAGACCTTTGTTTGGGTTGAATAGGTTTATCTTTCCGTCCCATGCCTTCATCTTGAACAAAGGCATATGCTGGTGACCTGGAACAAAAAACGAAAAGTGATCACGCATCTCATATGCAACACCAGCGTCACATGAGATATTGAGGAATACCTCGTTCCTCTTCTGAACTTGAATGATCTCACTCATCCTGTGAACTTCTGATATTCAAAGAGGGTTTTGAGGGTGTATTCTCTACCTTGGATTGCCCTAAGGATATACTCGACTGTTGATACTGCAGCCTTATAGTAGTCGACCTTCTCTTGGAGGTCAACTAGATCGCGATCCATATCGAACATTTGATTTAGTTCACCTGCAGTTGGCTTAAGGCGCTGCCATTGAGACCAACCACGTTCTGTTAATTCCTCTAGTGACATTTCGCCTCTCCAATACTTGACCTTCTGCCACTTCATCTTATTGTATTTGCTCTCGGCACCTGAGAGTTTCGCTTTGAAGTGTATATAGAAGTCCAGGTACTTTGAGTGCATATTTGGTGTCCTGACTAACTCCTTGTCTAGCTTCGCGCTATCAATGACGTTGTCTGCCTTCCAGTCTTTTATTACTTCTTCGAGATTCATATTCGCTCCTACTTCACAATATACCAATGATACAACAACATAACCTAAATGTCAAATAAGATGCTATATGAATTCCCAGTAATCGTACTCGAATGTGACCGTGCAGTTGTGATACTTAGCCTCGATGGGGTTCGCTTCAAAGTTCAAGTCACCTAACTCTGATGGCCAACAATTATAGAACCGGACGGTATCTTGTTCATTGATAGAGAGGACTATATTATCAACCTCATCTACGTTCGCGCCATCAACAGTCATTCTGCGAATCCAGGCCTCAATCTCACGATAGTTCTCCAAGTTGCGCTGAACTAGGAACTTTACTTCAAACGGGCTATATTTGATTTTCTCACCTATTTGAGCTATGTCTGCGAACCTGGTGTCCTGAGTCACTCGTTTGACATTCAAACCTGGCAGGTTGACTGTTTGCATAAACATAGACACCGACGGTAACTTAGGTATGATTAACCTAAACGCAGTTACTAATAGTGGGTCAACGTTTAGTGGGTCTGTTACTGGAAACCTACCTGATTCTGTTGTCATTTAGGTTCCTTATCTTCTGCGTCGCTTGCAGCAGATCGGTCTGCGTTGGTAGCAGCGTCCTTTGACTTCAACCATCGACCAAACGTATATACTCCAGCGAGATACGCCAGATACGCAGGAAAGAGCATAGGTAGAATACTATAAGCAGCAGTCATTTGGGTTAGGTATATCATCATCCACGAGCTGATTGCTATACCCCAGAACTGTCCCAGTTTGTCCAATGAGACTCGTTTAGAGGCAGGATCAACCAGTAGATCCTCCCAGTCAATGTTGCTCTTCGGGTTCTTACTAGCTGCCCAAAACACTACACCAAAGACTACAAAGAACCCAATCAGCAGTAGATTATTGATGAATGCAGTTTGCAATATTATTGTGATAAAGTGGTCCATGGTTTCATCCTTAATTGTACTTATTATTTATCCACCGTACAGACAGGAACAGGGACCGAAGTCCCTGTTCTGCTTTTTACTATTTCTACAACTTAGGCGATGTTAGCGACCCTCATGATGCGGAAGTAGAAGTTGGTCTTTGCTCCTAGTGTTGCAGCGTCACCGCTCAATGGGTGCGATACTAGACCGTAACGAGTCTTGAAGCCGATCTTTGGCTGGAAGGTCGTAGGATCAACAGCACGCATCAACTGTAGAGGAACGTATGGGCAATAGAACAGACCTGCGTCGAATGCCGATGTACCGCGGTAACCAACCAAACAGAATTGGGAAGCGATCGTCGAACCAGTAACGGTTGCACTGTACGGATCAACATAAACCTTGTACTTGCCATTCAACGTACCAGCGAAGGTTGTTGAGGACTCGTCAACGTTCAGATCACCTGCACCAAGAGCTACACCTGTGTCAAGCTTGCCAGTCATTGCTAGAGCTGATGCAACGTCTGCGGAACACAGAATGAAGTTTGCGCGACCACGACGTGTTGTTTGAGCAACACGGTTAGCTTCACGTTCGATTTGGAACATCAAACCCTTGAAGCGTTCAACTGACCAACGACCGTTTGCATCAACGTCAAGGTCGAATGTACCAGCAACAGTAGTTTCCTGTGCACCAGTCTTTGCGATCTTGTAAACTGTACGAACAACTTCGCGGTTGATTTCTGCAAGGATTTCATTCGCTAGGATGTTGCTTAGTTCGCCTTCTGCGTCAAGACCATGAACTGCCTTCAAGTCTTGTGCAAGTTCAATCGTGTACTCTGCCTTTAGCGCGCGGCTCTTAGCAGTTACAGTGAACTTGTCAATGTAGAACGACATTTCCTGTGGATCAACGGATTCAGCGTTGGTTGTGCTCATGCCCTGTGGACCGCCGGTGTAGTTACCTGGTGGGT